GGCGTGGCAAAATGATGATGGCACAATTGAAGGGTTGCGTAAACTTTACGAAGCCCAACAAAGCGCGGAGCGGACGGGTGAACAGTCGGGCTAATTTTATGGTATTGCATGGCGGCGGCTCTGGTTTAGTCCACCCGTCGCTCACGCAAGCTGTTCCGGCTTTTCAAAAGGAGAATCAAATGAACAAAGTTGAACTTTTCACAAAATGTATTCTGAAAACAAAGAAAGACTCTTTTTCGGAACGCCATTGACTGAGGAGGAAATTGCAAGCACAGCGTTTTTTGCTGGCATAGAAGCCGAAGAACAAATGCAAGCGGACGGCTACGACTTCACCGATCCAAACGATAATCCCTACATTTTGTCGGGTGAAGATTTGGCTCGTGCCGAAGCGCCCGCTCATGCTGACCGTTAGGCATTCATCATGAAAATAGCAACTCTCTTTTCTGCAATGACAAAGGCTCAAAAATCATGGATTACCAACCCAAACTTCTGCACGCCTCTCTCGCATCCATTCTCTCCGTCTGCCTGATCGCCCTCAGCGATCGGGCGCGGGGAAATGTTTTTACCGCGCTTATTTTTGGCGCAATTGTTTTTTTCGGCATGACGTGCGTCATTATTTGGATGATTGCCTATTCCAACCATTACGATACGGTGATCCGCTACATCGAATCGTTTATCAAGCTGGACCCGGAACAACGATCCGCGCTGGCGTTCCATTTGCCATCCATGCGCTTGAGGGCGAGCCGCGGGCAGGTACAACAATTATTTGAGGATACCCGCGCGACGGGCGAACATGTTCGTTTGTTTCTTGTGGATAGCGACTCTCTCCACACGTCGTCTCAGCGCGCTTGGAATACGGCGGAAAAGCCGCGCTGGGCGTGGGAGGAGATTTACGATTGGCTTGTTCGTCACAATAAAGTTAATCCAGATAGTGCCGCCGGATCACATTCCTACGAATGGCGGGGGACGGCCTATCAGAGCATGATATTATATTGGCTCGACTCGTCCGTGCCAGACCTAAACGCCGTAGACGGCTTCGAGGCTCCCAGCGTGTATGCGTCCGAAATCCCCTCCCCCTCTCTCTCCGACTCCCCCTCTGGCGTATTTCAAGGTGGTTCACACAGTAGGGGGCACGAAAACGGGCAGAATCGGGGAGGTGGTTAGTGTTTATGAATTTTCATTTACCGGACTTCTGGCGGAAGAGATTTGACGATGAACAGGATTAATATTATTCTGCCTGGCCTCGCTCTTGCGTTGACCTGTTTGAGTTGCGCGTTGCTCTCGTATTTCACGCCACTCGTTCAACCCGAAACGCATTACGCAAAATTCACAATCGTAAAAGAATTTTCTGAGGAGAAAAATACTATGAATGAAATTGACCCGCAAGTTATGGTATGGGCGATTGGAATTATCGTCGTCGTAGTCATCCTATGGAACATATTCAAAAGCGGCTACGGCTCGATCCTGATATTCGGCGCGATGGCGTTCGCCGTGATCGGCCTGGTTTTCTGGCTGTTGCTCTTTCGCGGACAGGATGTGTCCACGGCGACAAGCCGTGACGCAAATCTACAGACAATTCGGGTAGTTCAACCGGGTGGCGATTCTGTTGTGGATGAGGCCTACTCGGAGATTAACAGGAAGAATGCCGGGACGAATGTTATCAACGCGGGCGGGGTCGCCGTCTACACCATGCTGATTTGGGTGACTATCGTTTTATTTTTCAGCATCGGGATTTTCCTGTGGTTTTTGAAGCATAGATGATGGCGCAAAAAATGAATTTGCTTTCGAGAGATAGTACTCGGAATTTCCAGAAGCCCTGCACGGCAGAGGCCAGCCGGAATACGCGCTCTAATTGTTTGCCCATCCAATAGAGACGGCCACGATAATTTCAGACTCTCCAGAAACTGCAAGGCGCTCGAAGTCAATTTTGCGCGGGGTGTCGGGGTAATTCCTGAGGCGGATGCGCGCCCAAAATTTTCTGGGGTTGTTATTTCGTTGTACGAACATTTTCCTTTACTCCTTGCCCGCGCTCACACCGGCGAGCAGTGGTGTTTGGGTTGCGGCCATTTCCCCCCTGGCTTCTGCAATCTCGATCTTTAGTTCCGCCCAGGCCGTGTCCACGAGGCGCGACATATAGCGGTCAAGCGCAAGGCCGCTGAGATGCGTATCTTTTTCGGCCAGGTAATCGCGGACGGCCTGGCGCGCACCGGACACGCCGAGTCCGCTTTGTGCGGCGTAGTGAAAAACTTCGAGAGCGTGAGTGTCAAACATTCGGGACCTCCACAAATAATTTATGGCACTTCCCATATTCGCGCGGCAGGTCGGAGAGGCGGGAGAGGGTGGTCATTTTGCGTCCCACCCTTCGCAAAACTCACGCGCCAGGGTTGCGATTTTCTCGCCGCCGAAACAAGCAATCTCGTAGGTACTGCCCTCTGAGTTTATCGCGAATCCGATACCCGCATAGTGCAGGGTGAGCGCGTCGAGCAAGCGGTTGACAGATTTTTTGTTGATTACGGACTTGTCGAAAATTATCACGATTTGTCTCATTCTGACTCCTTTTTTTGATTGTCTAAGAGCGGTCTAACGGCAAGCATAAGCGGCAAAGGCGGGGCTTGAAACGCGCTTGCCTTCACGCTTCAAGCATGGAAATTTCCGTAACTGAACTGGCGAGAATGCCGATGACATCATTTCCTTTGATGTCATTAGGTGTGGCCTGGGCAATTACATTGCCAATGATACCATTGCGTCGCAACCATTCGACGGCGGCATTGTGACGAGTGACGATTACAATAGTAGCCATTACATCGCCTCCAGTTTCTCGGCTAATTCAGGTGATATGTACACCTGAAAAACTTTGCCATCATACTCAATTTGGTGGGCTACGTGAGTATCGGCGTCAAAACCGGCCTGATAAGCAAGAGAGCGGATGCCTTGCTCGATTTCATCAGGATTAACAAGAACAGATGTATTACGACATGCTACGACGGGCTTCCAATTTTTAGGTATCATTTCGATTTCCTTTTCTCTCCGATACAAAGCCTACGGAAGCGGGCTAACGTGGTGGTGGTCATCCTTGCCACCTGCCCGCCCTCTAACGAGTAGAGGGCGGATGCTGGCGGGGATTGATTATTTCATCCAGGGAAACCAGGGGCTTTCCAAAGCCGCCTTGATTTCGTCATCGCTGAAGCCCGCCTCGCTGGCGGCGAATTCAAACTCATGGCTGAGTTCGTCGTTATTGGCGGCGCGGCCATTTTCAACGATGCTGGTTACGATATGGGTTGTTTCGCTTACGTTCATTTTTTGCTCCTGTTGATTTGTTTCCGGCCACAATATCGCGTACATTCTCGCGACATCCTCAGCCGTTGCCCGCGTCATGGTTGCGGGGTTGAAGTCTACGACCCGTTCCTCTGGGGCAAACTCACAAGTCGCGCATTTGGCAAGCGGGTAAATTAATGTGCAGGCTTGGCAGGTGGTGGAGGGGGCGGGGCGTAGGTCGGTCATGCTTTTATTATATAGCGATTTGCGATTTGAATCATTGCAGTTTCATTGCAGCCAGAATCGGAGGCAGGGGCGTCGTGGCGGGCGGATTGTGCTAAAATGGGGATATGAAAAAGACGAAATCCAAACGACCCGCGCCGAAAGTGGGCGACGTGGAAATCCGGCCGATAGACGAAGCGGCAACTCTGGATTTGCAAAATACGAACAAGCATACCCAGCGCGGCGGAGGCCTGCTCGAAAACTCCCTGAGACGACGCGGGGCGAATCGTTCGGTTGCCAGCGCGGGGAAGGGCGTAGAGACCCCCGTCATCACGGCGGGAAATTATACCTATGAAAAAGCGGTCACGCTGGGATTTGAAAATGTGATGAATGTCTACACGGATGGAAAAACGCTTGTGAACGTGGTGCGAATGGACGTTGCGCCGGGAAGCGCGGAGGCGATTGCGCTTGGAATCGAAGATAACGAAATTGGCAAGCAATCATACGCGCCAGACGTTGACCTCATCGCACAACTTGCGGCTGGCGACTCGGCGGTGCTGGCGGCGTTATACAAGGAAGATTCTGTATTCAACTCGATGGTGGAGGGGATGGGGGTGCGGGAGGAAGCGCAGGACGCGGAACCGGAATTCGACCGGGCGGAGGAGTTGCGGAAAAAATGGGGCGTGGAATTTGGAGATGTTTGGGAACTTGAAAAGCATTTATTGATTTGCGGGGACTGCACCGAAAAGGCAACTATTGAAAGAATAATGAATAAGGAAAAGGCGACCTTGCTTTTTACCGATCCGCCCTACGGTGTTTCGATTGGTGCAAAGAACAGGATGCTAAATTCCTTCCAGAAGGCTGGAAAGAATTTAGCAAACCTAAAGGCAGACGACGATAATGCCGACGATTTGGGCGCAATGCTTTTATCCGCTTTTACTCTGGCGAAAGAATTCCTAGCGGACGATTGTTCGGTTTTTGTTTGCAGTCCGCAGGGCGGCCAACTTGGCATGATGATGATGATGATGATGATGAATGCCGGATTAGAGATTCGACACGTTTTGAATTGGATAAAAAACTCTCCGACATTTTCGATGGGAAGATTAGATTACGACTATCAACACGAACCGATTTTATTTACATGGACAAAGAAACATAAGCGCATTATGGCGGGTAAGTTCAAAACCAGCACTTGGGAAATAGATAAACCCCGCGCCAACAAAGAACATCCGACTATCAAGCCGGTTGGGTTGTACGAAAATGCAATGCTAAACCATACCGAGAAAAACGATATTTGTTTTGATAACTTTTGTGGAAGCGGGACTATGTTGGTCGCCTGCCAGAATCTCAACCGACGCGGGCGGGTAGTGGAAATCTCTCCCACCTATTGTGCGGTCATTCTCGAACGCATGGCGACCGCCTTCCCCGACTTGGAAATAAAGAGGTTGAAATGACCAACCCCGCTATAAATAAAGCCGAAAACAGCGGCAAGAAAAAAGCGACTGGCCGCCCGTTCACGAAGGACAACAAGGCGACGGGCGAGAAGGATTCCAGGATAAATCGCCGAGGCCGTCTCGTCTCGGATATGACCGCGCTCAAAAAGGAATATCAAAAAGTCTGGTCGGAGATAATGTTCGTGGAGGCGATGGACGAAAACGGCAGGCCGATCCTGGACAAGAAGACGGGCAAGCCGAAAATGGTTCCCGCGCTTGATGAAGTTACGGGGGAAAAATTAACCCGCTTAACGGCGCGCTTGCGCGTGTCCACGTCCTCACGCAATACGCAGGAATTCCAAACCGCGCTAGCGTATGCGTTCGGGAAACCAAAGGAAGAGATTGAGGGAAATCTCAAGGGCGAAATCGTTCTTCGGATAGTCCGCGAGGAAACAAAAAAAACCGATGGCGACTGAACTGACCGTTCACTTGCGAGTCCTGCATCCGAAGCAGGAGTTAATCAAAGCGTCAACTGCCAAGCGGATAATAGTCCGCGCTGGTCGGCGCGGCGGCAAAACTGTATTTGCCGCTGATTGGGCGGTGGACAATTTTCTTGACGGGAAGCGCGTCCTGTATGGTGTGCCGACTTCCGACCAGTTGCAGAAATTTTGGTTCGAGGTGACGCGTGCGCTTGCGGAGCCAATCGAAGCGGGGGTATTCAAGGTGGACAAAACCATGCACACCATTGAAAGGCCAGGGACAGAGAATCGCATCCGCGCCAAAACCTGTTGGAATGCGGATACCCTGAGGGGGGATTACGCCGACCGGCTTGCACTGGATGAGGTCCAACTTATGGCAGAGGATACGTGGGGAACGGTGGGCGCGCCTATGTTGTTGGATAATAATGGCGACGCGCTTTTTATCTATACCCCGCCGTCACTCCATTCTCGCAGTACTAGCAAGGCCCGCGACAAAGGCTGGATGACAAAATTCACCAAGCAACACGCCAACGATCCGAAAGGACGCTGGAAGATATTTTCGTTCACGTCGCATGACAACTCATACATTTCCGCCGAGGCGCTGGATGATATTACCGAGGACATGAGCGCGACTGCGATCCGGCAAGAAATTTACGCGGAGGACATGGATGAAGCGCCGGGCGCGTTGTGGCATAGGCAGAAAACGCAAATCGGGACTCAGTGGATTTTGGGACTGGATGATAACCGCGTTTTCAAAACGCCCGAATTGATTCGGGTTGTGGTGGGAGTAGACCCGTCCGGTTCGTCTACGGGTGACGCGTGCGGTATAATCGGGGCTGGCATGGATAACAACAAACACCATTACACGCTGGAAGACAATAGCATCCAGGGCAGCCCGGACATGTGGGCGCGTGAGGCGTGCAAGACGTACCACAAATTAAAAGCGGACGTGATGGTCGCTGAGAAAAATTACGGCGGCGAGATGGTCGAAAAGGTTATCCGTGACACCGATCCGACAGTCAACGTGAAACTCGTAAGCGCGACGCGCGGGAAGGCCGTCCGCGCCGAACCAATTTCAGCACTGACCGAGCGCGGCACGGATCACATGGTAGGAAGTTTCCCATCGCTGGAAGACGAATTGTGCCTGTGGGTTCCGGGCGATGCCAGCCCGAACCGATTGGATGCTAAAGTCTGGGCGGATACGGAATTAGGGGCAGGACTCAGCCCGTTGCAACTCGTGGACTATGCGTGAGGTAAACAATGGCAATTTTTGGTATACCAACTCGAAAGGACATCGCCGCGCTGAAAGACGAACTCGACGCGCTGAAAGCGGAGCGATATAAATATCAGCCCTGGCAACTGGAAACAGCCGAGGCGGAAAAGTGGAATCAGCCAGACCCAAGCGTTTATAAAAACCAGGCAGACCTATATCGTACCCTGTCCTGGGTGATGACGGCGGTTGACATCACTGCGTCCACCACCGCGCTTGTCCCATTTTCCGTAATGTCGGCAGTCGGGGAACAAGAGCCGAGGGAAATTGTCAATCATCCATTCGAGATGCTATTGCGTCACCCAAACGAACTTGATTCGCGTTTTGAATTCCTGTACGCCACCGTCGCGTTGTGGAAATTGACAGGCAACGCGTATTGGTGGCTTAATCGCGCAAATGAAAACGCCGCGCCGACTGAGATGTGGGTCATCCCGTCGCACATGATTGAGCCTATCCCGGATGGGCGGATGTACCTGGACGGGTATGCCTACTCGCCAGGAAACGGAAATACTATCGCGCTGGAAAATTGGGAGATTGTAGACTTCCGCCGCTTCAATCCGTTCTCGCGTTTTCGCGGCCTATCCGCCATTGAATCGTTGGCGTTGGTCGCACAGGGCGACATTGGGATGCAGGAATACAACACAAAACTATTCAAGGATAAGGGTGGGCAACTGTCCGGTATTCTCGCGTTCAAATCCATAATCGAAACAGATCAATGGAAAAAAATAAAACAGGACAAGCGCGACGCGGCCAGCAAGCGCGAGGACATGATGCTAAACGGCGTGGGCGATGGTGGGGTAGAATGGCTACAAAACGCGTTCACGCAAAAAGATATGGAATTTTTGGAAGGCCGCAAATTTAACCGCACCGAGATTTACGGCGCGCTTGCGCCTGGCCTGGAATCCATGACCGACCCGTCTGCAACTGAGGCCAACGCTAATGCGGGCGAGCGCGTGTTCATGGGGAAAAACATTTACCCGATGCAGGTGATGATGGCGGAGAAAATCAGCAATTCTATTCTGCCCGCCTATGGTGAAAATCTGATTGCAGAATTCGAGGACGTGCGTATCTCTGACCGCCAATTGGAATTACAAGAACGCGCGGCAGACGAAAAGATTATGACGCTTAGGGAACTTCGCAAAACCTACAATCAACTTGAACCTCTTGGAGACGAACGCGACGATCTGCTTCCCGTCCAAATCACCGCGCAGACTGGGCAACCCGAATCACCCGCGCCGGTTATTGTGCAATCTAATCAGCCCGACGTGGACCAGACCCAGCCTGATACGATCCAGGGACAAGAGCCGCCCATAGACGCGGACAATCCCGACGCGGATAACAACGCGCTGAAGGCCGACCTGGACAAGTGGAAACGCATCGCGCTCAAAAAGGTTGGCAAGGCTGTTCCATTTGAATCGTTTGAAATACCGGACGGGATGCGGTTGGAGATTACCCGCGCCTTGTCTGCCTGCAAGTCCGAAGCGGATGTGCGCGGTGTGTTCGCCAAACACGCGGCGGCGAAACCGAAGGCCAGTGATGTGCTGGAATTGGCGCGCGCGATGAACCGCGCGGTGGAAGAATTGGCGAAATGAAACGAGACACCCTCCTCCGCTTCATCCGCCGCGCCGCGCAGGCGGTCCCATCTGTTGTGGAGCATCTGAGCGCGGATGCAAAAAACATGCTGGCGCTAAAGGTTGGCGAGACGGGCGACTATAACGAATATCTGCAAAGCATAGAAGTTCTTGTCCAGAAACTTTATGATTACGGATTAAGCGAATCGGAGTTCAAGGAACAATTCAAGGCTTTGATAGTCGCGCAACTTATGGCGGCATACAATAGCGCATGGTTTGACACAATGGACACGGACGAGATACCGGATTATCTGGACGAGGGCCTGCGGGAGGAGATAAAAAAACAATATGGGTATGTCAATAGGTATTACGAAGACATAGTAAAAGCGCGCGGCCTGGCAATGGGAATTGCTTTGCTTTTGTCGCGTGCCAGTCTGTGGGCGGGCGCGGTTGTGGGGGCATACAGTAACGCGATCCTGCAAATCGCAACCGTGGAAGGTCCAAAACCAGATACGCCAATATTGGAAAATCTTGTTTGGCGTTTGGGCGCAACTGAACAGCACTGTAAAGAATGCTATTCGCTGAATGGGATAGTGGCGTCCGCGGGTGATTGGGGGAGAAGCGGATTCCGTCCGCAAATGCCGCCTAACGAAATGTTATCCTGTGGCGGCTGGCGTTGCGATTGCTCGCTTCTGCCATCTCTGGAAATAGCAGATGCCGACGCGGCAGAGCGATTGAATCAAATAGCGGCAGGTATCTAATGCAGATTAGATTTAAAATTGAAGGCCTCGAAAACATCAGATCGTTTTTTCTGGATGTTTCAAGAACTGTCCCGCACGTTGTCATTAATGCCATTGCGGAACATTTGAAAAACGCGCTACAGCAAGACCGGGCGCAGTATAAATACATTAGCCGCGCATCTGCTTATGGTTCAACGGGCGCAACGTTTGAAAATGGGAATCCCGTCCCAGATGGATATTTCAGCGCAAAGCAATTCCGTTATGTCATGGCGAAAATTACAGACGGCACTATGACTCCCGGAACAGAAAACAGGACAGGGAAAAGCGCGGCAGGATGGGGGTATAATCCAATTGCAGAGGGGGAGAATACAGGATACATTACCAACCAAACCCCCGGCGCGTATTACACCACGAGCGACATTGGTCAAGCGCGCCAACCCGCAAAAGTCGGGTGGTTAAAAAACTCCATCGTCATTGCAAAAAACATTGTCGGCGCATTGTCGGCGGCAAAAGACGCGGTTGACAAATTCATAATTTCATCGAAAGGAAAATAGCCTCTTGTTTTTGTGGTATACTATTTTTGGTAGGAGATTGGCCAAACTAAAAAGTTTGGCCTTTCCGCAAGGAATAATCGAGATAACCCTATTCAAACGCTGAGAGGCTCTTTGCGAGACCGGAAATGGTAAACAAAGGCGACGCGTACAGGAAACTGTATGTGTCGCCTTTTTGTTTTGGAGCATGCAGATGAAATTACCGCCCAAAATCAGAGAAGCAATCAAGGCCGTCACCGACGCGCCGAATTTGCGCGGGGACGAACAGCAAACCTGTCGCAACTGCAATTATTTTAAGTACATGCCTACCGATGGAAGTGATTTTGAGGGCGTCTGCAATCTTCACGAATTCACCGCGAAAGAAGTCTGGGTGTGCGATGATTGGGAATTAATCCCGCCCTCCGAACCCGCACAAGTGGAAAGCGCAGTCAAAGCCATCGGGGATTGGGAACTTGAAATTCGCGCCGTGCCATTTGGTGTAGACCGCGAAAAACAATCGTTTGACGCTGAAACTAATTATATGCTTGAGGAGTTTCAGACGCCCGTCGTTACATACCACCACGGAATCAATCCGGGCAGAAAAGGTATGCAGGTCAACCCAGTCATCATCGGAAAAACAATCAGCGTAGAAAAGCGGGCAGACGGGATTTGGATTCGTGTCCTACTTGACAAGACTTTGGATTTTGCCCGCCGCGTATGGGAAGCGGCGAAAAAAGGACTGGCCGTTGCATCCTCCGATTCAATTGCACATTTGGCGCGGCTTGAGGTGAACGGACGGGAAGAGTTTTACGATGGCGAAAAGCCAGGCAGAATTTCTGTCTGGCCGCTGGCGGGTGTGAGTTTGTGGGATTCGGGCAATGGAAATTTTCGTCCCGCCTCCCCGAACGCCATCGCCCTGCCTGCCATGAAAGCGATTTATCGGGAAGCGGGACTCCCCTTCCCGGACTTCAATCCCCATGACGCTTTACCAGAGGCCGCGCGAGCGGCGGGGAAGCGCACAAGGGAACAGGCACTTGCTTATTTAATCACCATTCCTAACGAGGAGTAAAACAACCATGAAAGATCAACTCAAGAAACTCCGCGCGCAAATCAAAGTGTTGGCCATCAAAGCCGACCTGACCGACGCGGAGGACGCCGAACTGAAAAAGATGATGGCGCAAGCCGTCAAACTCGAAGGCCAGATCGAAGCCGCCGCGCTCGCCGCGAAGGGCGACGAAGCGGAACAGGCCGAAGCCGAAGCCGCGAAGAAACTGGAATTCGACGCCGCGCTCAAGGCTGAAAAGGTCAAGTGGGAAGCCGAGGCCGCGAAAGGACGCCGCCTGCCGATGGGCGACGGCGCGCCACATCAAACGCGATTTGCGGATACCCTGAAATACGATTATCTGTCTCCCGGCGATCTTGGCCTGGCGATTCACCTCGCCAACGGACTCTCCCGCGCCAACACCGCAGGGATTGACGTGCGGCTTGGCCAGGGCGCGCTGAAAGCCCTCGCCATCAAATTGATCGAGGACACACGCGATTTTGGACATGCCGCCCTCGGACGAGGCTATTCGCTCAAGGCGATGTCCGAAGCGGGTCTGTCGCTAGACAAGGACGCGTATAAGGACGACGCGGCGATGAAGGCCGTTACCGATCCGATGTACACCGGCGGCACGACCGAAGGCGGAAACTGGGTGCATACCTCCTACAGCCGCGAGTTGTGGGCGGCATTGCGCGCCCCTACCGCCGTGCTTGGAAAACTTCCGGTGCAGATCATCCCGGACGGTTCTAAGTCCGCGACTATCCCATTGGAAGGCACTGATTTGACTTGGTACTCCGCCCCCGAAGCGACTGCGAGCGACACGACTTTGCTTGTCCCGTCCGCGACGGTTGGCGGGACGCAGATCACCACGCCCACCAACAAAGAAATTACCGTCGGCAAAATGGGTGCGCGCGGCCTGTACAGCGGCGAGTTGACCGAAGATTCCATTATCAACTTCGTCCCGCAACTCCGCGAACAATTGATCACCGGCGGCAACGAGCAGTTGGAACACGCTGTAATCGATGGCGACACCGAAACGGCCGCGACCACCAATATCAACCACATCGGCGGCACGCCCACTTCGACGGGCATCAGCCGCGATCTTTTCCTGATTTTCGATGGATTCCGCAAATTGGCGCTCGTCACCAATACCGACAACTCCGTTGCAGGCGGCGCGCTGACCGAGGACGATTACCTGGATACCATGTGGCTAATGGGTACGGCTGGACTGGCCGGTGCAGACCTCTCCAAGTGTGGTTTCATCATTGACCCGAACATCTACAAAAAGTCGCTGAAATTAGCGACTTTGAAAACCAAAGACGTTTGGACCCAAGCCACGATGGAAAGTGGCGTTCTCACGAAACTGTGGGGCTACGACATTTTCGCCTCGTGGTTCATGCACTACAAATCGACCGTCCGCAAGGCAAACAGCGCGGGCAAAGTGGATCAAACCACCGTCGCGAACAACACCTACGGCTCGATTCTCGGCGTCCGTTGGGATCAGTGGCGGTTCGCGTACAAGCGCCAGATGACCATCGAGACGACCCGTATCGCCAACGCCGACTCCTACGAGATCGTTGCCTGGGCACGCGTCGGACTCGGCTACCGTGACACGGAAGCCTCTGCCATTTCCTATGGCATCACCGTCTAACCTATATTTCGCGTGATGGCGGGAGGGGCGTTCCCTCCCGCCGGACGTGATAGGAGAAAAAATCAAATGGCTACTTATATTTTGCGAAAGGGTGTTGCGTCCCTGAACGATTTGTCCAATGGCGTATTGGCTGGCTTGCTACTCAGCGGCGCGCAGGGTGATGTTTTCTACTGCGACCCCACCAACGGCAATAACGCCAATGATGGTCTGTCCCCGGATACTGCCAAAGCGAATCTCAAAAACGCTTACGATTTGACCACCGATAACCACAACGATGTGGTTTGTTTTATCGGCGGTGCGACTGCCGACAACCCGGCGGCGGCCATCACCTGGTCGAAATCCTATACCCATCTGATTGGCATCTCATCCCCCGTATTCGGCCTGGGTCAGCGATGCCGCGTGGTCACGCTGGCGGCTACAGCCGTCACCCCGGTCATCACCTTCTCTGGTAGCGGTTGCATCGTCGCGAATATGCAGTTCTACAACGAGAAGGCGGCAGGTTCGGCGGCAGGTTGCGTCATCGTCACCGGTCTGCGGAATTACTTCGAGAATGTGTTCTTCATGTCGCCGGTTGCGACCGACGCCGCGTCGTATTCACTCAAACTTGGTTCATCTGAAAATGTGTTCGTCCGTTGTACCATTGGACAGTTTACGAACCCGCGCACAGCCGCGAGTTATGGATTGTGGGTACATGGTGCCGGAGTAGTTTCTCGCAACAAATTTGTCGAATGCGAGTTTCTGTCCTGGGGCTACGACGCCACCCATTGCCACGTGCTCTTCGATGCCGACATGGCCGCCGTCCCACACGTGACCTGGTTCGAGGATTGTCTATTTCAGCAAAACGCCACACAGTTGACGCAAGCCATTGACGATAACTCTACTGCCGCCGGTCATCAGATCGTTTTCCGTGGCCGCAACAATTTGGTTGTCAATGCCGCCGCTGTTGGCGATGTGCTGACCTATATGTTTGCCCCGAACCCCGACGCGAGCATCAGCGGTCTGCTGGCCGTCACAGTCGCCGAATCTTAAGGAGCGCGAAAATGCTAATCAAACTTCTGCAAGATTCAGATGGCTTTGACAAAGGCGACGTTGTGGAAATTTCCAAACCGCGCGCCGAGCAACTAATCGCGGAGGGCAAGGCGGAACTGTACGTCGCGCCCGAACCCGCCAAGTCCACCAAAAAATTCAAGTAGTTTGAGGAGGGGCGCGAGCCCCTCCTCTCTCGGAGTAATCCATGAAGGAAATTTTCCTGAAACTCTCCACCGGCGCGGCAGACGGCGCGGCTTTAATACTTGCTCCATCTGCCGTGCTTGGAAAACTGTACGCAATTGAATATCAGCCCGGCGATATTGCTACCGGCGCGACACTGACGCTCACCTGCCTCGGCGCGAACGGCGCGGAAAAGCCCCTGCTCACGAAGGCCAGCGCAGGCACGGCGAATAGTTGGTACTACCCCCGCGACCTGGTTCACGCGGTGGCAGATGGCGCGGCACTGACTGGCACATCTGGCGGCGATAGGGCAATGCCAGTTTTGCAGGGTGTGGTTAAGGCGGTCATCGCATCCGGCGGAAATTCCAAAGTCGGTTACGTGGCGTTGTACTACGAGGACTGATGACGATCACAAACGGCTATAGTTCACTCGCGGAATTCAAAGCCTGGGTCACGGTGCGTGGCGGTACTGCTTCAACCGACGCGGCGGACGACGCGGTGATGGAAAGTATCATCGAAGCCTGCTCACGCAAGATTGATGAATTGACTGGGCGCAAATTTTGGAAAAACAGCGTTGCTGAAACGCGTTATTTCCAGGCGCGCGAGGCGTTTTACCTGGATTTGGAAGATCTGGTGAGCATCGCCACCTTGTCTGTGGATTACGCCAACACCCGCACGTACACGGATTTGGTGGCCGCTGATTTTGAACTCAGCCCGCCCAACGCCGCGTTGGACGGCAAGCCGTACACCGAGATTTTTATCTCCCCGACCAGCGCGGCATACTTCCCTGTTTTCGATGCGGGCGGAAGCCGAAGCGTAAAAATCTCAGGCGTTTTCGGCTGGCCGTCTGTGCCGACCAATATCAAAACCGACTGCATGACCATCGTTCACAACCTTTGGATGGCGCGTTCCGGCCAGGTTGGAAGCGGCAAGGTGAGCGTCACGGCGGGCGGGATCGTCATTCGCCCCGAGGACATTCCCGATCACGTTATGCAGGACATCCTAACTCTTAGGATACTGCGATGACCGTCAACGTTAATTTTGTCGCCGTCGCAAACGCGATTGGAAACCTGACCGTCTCTGGCGTGACGCTTAGGGACATTGACCAGATTACCGCGTCGGTTTTGGTCGCTCCTGCCACGCTCGCCCCGAAGCCGGGCGGATGGATTACGAATATGCGCGTTACTACAGATTCTGTCGGCACAGGCGGCGCGCAAAAGATGACGTTGTACTACACGCTGAATTACACCTATTACCACTGCCAGATTGGGAGCGTGCTGGATTTCGGATCGTATTCGGCGATGATAACGAACATTGCCGCCATCCTGGTTGTGCTTTTGTCCAACGATGTGATAACGGGCGCGCTTGACCAGACGCCAAAAGTTTCCGACATTGGGCCCGTTTTGGATCCGGCAGGAAATTCCTATCATGGTTGCGTTTTTTCGCTGGACATCGAGCAATTTGTAGAGGTCGCATGAAAATCAAATTTCTGTGTGATTACATCGGGCGGGAAACCGCTATGAAACAGTATCACGAAGGCGACGTGGCCGAATTCGACCACCAGGCCGCGATTGAAATTATTCGGTTAGGCGGCGGTAAGGAAGTCCCCAATCCGAGGGTAGAGGCCATGCTACAGGAATTCACGGACGCGATGGACGATCTTCTCCCGCCCGCGCCGAAAAAGAAAAAGGTGAAATATGAGCCGAACGAATCATAGGTTTATCCGAGCGTATGTCAGCGGCTACGACCTCAGCGGAACGGCACGCGATATTGGCTCTGTCGGATATGCCTTCGACAACGAACCGAACGCGGCTTTCTCGGATGGAGTGAAAAATATCGTCAACGGCCAGATGACAGTACAGGCCGACCCGCTAAACGCGTTCCTGTCTCCTGAAACGTCTCCGGCCATCGGCCTGCATGAATTGCTAAAATCCGGCGCTGGACTGCAAACCTACACCATCGCGTACGGGATTCTAGCCGCTCCCGCGCAAGGTGATTTTATCTTTTCGATGCCAATGGAGCAGGCCGCGTATCAGGCCGAGGGCGTGGCGGTGAACGTAGGCTGGGGGGGTCCAACGTCAACCAATACCCTGATCAGTCTGGGCTACTCGTGTCCGTTCGGGCGACTGCTCCACCCCTTCGGCGTAGAGACCGCCGTCAATGCCGCTGTTGGCATAGACGATTACGGCGCAAGCCCTCCCGAACTCGGAGGGATACTGACCTACCACCTGTATTCGAGCATTGGTGGAAACATTACCATCAAAGTTCAGGAAGCGGACACCAACACAAATGGAAGTTTTACAGATATCACGGGCGCAACTAGTGGACTTATTGACGCTTCTTCTTCCCCCAAACATGGCGTCGTTGCGATTAGTGCGACCTATGCAGTGAAGCGATATTTACGCTGGCAGGTTGTTTTCAATGTGGGAACAAGCGCAACATTTTTGGCAGGATTCAATCGGAGGCTTTGGTCGTAAAGTATTCTATCCAATACTCACGATTACCATTGGTTTTTACATGACAACTTTGACACAAAGTAATGCAATTTTCGGGAAAGGTATCGTTCTTTATGTAGTTAATGTGATGAACTGCCTTACCAAATTCGCCACAAATAGCGCAAGTGTAATTGTCTCGTTTGCGAATCTTTTCTTTGAATTGCTTGTTGAAGACAATTGGGTAAGGTTCGAAAGAAAGTCCGCCTCTCCAATTAGCGGCATTTTTGCCAATGGCACTTTTTATATAACAAGAACGAGAACAGTATTTTTGAGATTCTTTTCCACCGTGAGGCGGAGTAAATTCTTTTCCACAAAAGCGGCACAATCGCAAGGTTTTAATCTTTCTCGATATAGAATGGCATTTTATAGAACAATAACGTTGTGTAAGGAATCGGAAAAGTTTTACGGAATACGTTTTACCACATATCTCACACGTCTTGTTTTTTTCTCCTCCATTCCAGTTGCTAGATTTTTCTTTGACGAGATTTTCAGACCTCCACTTTCCAGCGCAGGCAAAAGAACAGCACTTTATGTCTGGTCTCGTAAATTTCGCAGAAAACACCTTACCGCAAATGGCGCAAGTTTTTTTCATGGTTATCCTTAACGGGAGCCTCCCGTTCTATAAGTCAGTATTGTTGTTCAGGCAATATAGACAGAACAGGAGGCACGATAAAAGTAAAAATCTGACTATTGCAATTGCCTGAACAATTAGATTATATCACAGGAGTAACAAAATGACAGTTAACGCAGGACGTACTAATCTTAAATTCGTAGGGTTCTGGCTGGACAACGCCGCCGGGACGCTGACAGATCTAACGGCGTACCTGAAAGACCCCGGAACGGTGGGCGCGCAGTTTGAGGCCGCCGCCGTCGAAGCGGTGGGGGATGGAAGCAAAAACGTGGTTGTTGGTATGCCCGCCTACCCGCTTTCGATCACGTTTGTTTGGGATACGGTCATCCTGGCGCATCTCGCCGCGCTTGATCCGTGGACGCCGCTATCCCTGGACATTCGCTACGGCGTGCGCCAGGCACAGGTTACGGGCGAACCCCAATTCGGAATCACCATGAGCGCCACATCGGGCTACGTGATAACCGGATTCCAGTGCAATGGCGTGGAAAGCATCACCGCGACTTTTGACGTGTACGGCGCAACCGCTCCGGCGTTTGGAACGACAAATGAAACGTGATGAAAGCCAGGATAAATGTCAAAACAAATTACCTCACCATCGAAACGCTGGCCGGGGTCGGTTACGATTTCCGACCCCCTGACCATTCCACAAGCGCAATTCATCGAAGCGGGCTTGAAACAGCCCGCGCAGGAGGGCGAAAAGGTTTGGTTTACTACGCTTGACGTGATGAAACTGCCCGCCGTCATTGGATGCGTGGAAAAATGGGAACTTGAAAACTTTGCCCCCGACCCGTTTCCCGCCTCCCCGCGCAAGGATAGCCATTTGCTGATTGATTGGATTTTCGGCGAGTTGCTGAAAGTTTATTCCGGCGAGGCGATTGTCCCAAACGAGTCCTGACCGATGCCTACCTGCACGCGTGCGGTGGCGCGGACGAAGAAATGCAGGCAGGAAGAGGTCACTACTCGCCCGAAATAGATTTGCTTCGTAAGATCGATCGGTTTGGCCTGGAATCCATTACCGGCAGGCGGCAGTTTTATTTTGGAGAACTTCGCAGAATGATAGTTTCAGAAAATATTGTCACCGCCTACCAATCACGCGCCCAATCGAAAGATTGGGCTTCATGGGTTAATAAGAATCCGGTTATGGCGAATCTGTTGGCAGAGGCGGAGAGATTATGCCAATAACCGGCGCGGGCGTAAGCGGAATCAATGTCGAGATAACCGGACGGGCGGATGATTTAATCGCGGAGATTAATAAGACCAATAAGTCGCTCGATCAATTCAAGCAAAAAATCAAAGACGAAAAAGCCGCGCTTGCGGAGCAGGCGAAACAGGTCAAATCCGCCACCATGTCATGGACGGATTTTCGCTCCATGTACCAGACCGTGCTGGACGTGGTACGCGTGGGGCAACAGGTTTGGAACGCGTCCATTGATAAATTTATAGATTACACCGAACAAATCAGGAGGGTTCAGCGCGTAATGGGCGGGGATGTTGAAAACGCCTCCCGCCTGATTCAGGTTGCGGATGACGTTGGCGTAAGTTTTGAACAGATGGCATTAGCCATGCGAATGGCTACAAAAAACGGGGTTGATGTAAGCGTAGACAGCCTCGCTAAACTCGCCGACCAGTTTATTGCTATTGAATCTCCGATAGACCGCGCAAAATTCGCGCAGAAGATATTCGGTAAAAATTGGGAGGCGATGATTCCGATTCTTGAAAAAAGCGGCGCGGGCGTAAAAGACCTTTACGATGGAATTGACGATGGGCTTATCGCGACAGAGGCGGGCGCGGCGGCGGTTGACCAATACAAAATATCCATAGACGAACTTGGAGAGGAGTATGACGCGTTTATAAACCAAGTCGCACCGCCATTTTTGGATTTCTTAAATCAGGCATTGATGGGATGGCGCATAATTTTAGAAATGGCTGACCAGATGGACAAAATAGATTTTAGCAAAGGGGAAGTATTTAAGCAGATTGCTATAATCCATGACTCCATTAAGGATACGTTGGAGGCGGACGACGCGCTAAAGAAATTCATAAAAACAGAGGGCGGAATTCCAGGTGAGGTTGATCCGGCGACAGACGCGCTGGAAAAAGAAACCGAAGCCCTTGACCTGCTCAAAGACGCCGCGCAAATAACCTCCGATGCGCTTGAAGAAATATCACAGCGTAACCAGGACATCATAAGCACGGTTGAAAAATTCGCCAGTCTAAACAAAAGCCACGCTGATGAAATGGCAGACGCGTATGATGAATTAAAAAATAAACAAGAAGACCTGGCGGAAGCGCAAAAAAAAGGTGACGTGAAAGGCATAAAGAGGGCTACCGAGGCAATCAATGAACAGCGCGAAACAATCAGCGGGCTGGTTGTGGATTACGTTAACGCGGGTGATGCGATTGTCTATGAGATGATTAAGGCAGAACTTGCAATCGGCGGTTTAACTGACGCGGAATATCTGCTCACGCTCGAAGCGGGCAAGGCATTTGGGGTTATCACCGACGCGGATATAGCAATGGCGCAAGCGGCCATGACAGAGAGGAACGCTTTTATTGACGCGGCAAAAGCATCTGGGCAATTAGGAAATGAGGTTGACGCGGCAACCAATAAAATTATTTTCGACATGATGCTCGCGAAACTCGCAGTAGACGGATTGACCGATGCGGAATTTCAAGCCGCGTTGGAGGTTGGTAAAAACCTGGGCGTTATTTCAGACGCGGCCATACAGGTTGCCAAAGACCAGCAGGAGGCGGCCAACGAACTAATCGCAGGCACTGGATTGACGACGCCAGAGGAAACGACAGTAGACACCACAAACGCAACCGTTGACACGTCAGACACTGTCATCAACAGTGGCGCGACTACCGTAAGCGGAGATGGCGTAACCGTTGAAAGCGGAATGGTCACAATCAACGGAACCGCCGTTACACTAGATCAGGAACAGGTTACGCAGGCAATCCAGGATTCGATAGATAAACAGGATAGATTCACCCAATCGTTAGAGGTTACTTATTCTGTCATCAGAAACGAAGCAGTTGCCGTTGAAAATGTTAGTGTGTCCGTGCGAGATTTAACTTTTTGGCAGGACAGATTTACTCAATCGTCAGAGGTTACCTATTCCGTCATCAGAAACGAGGCGCTGGCCGTTGAAAATGTTAGTGTGTCCGTGCGAGATTTAACTTTTTGGCAGGACAGGTTTACTCAATCGTCAGAGGTTACCTATTCCGTCATCAGAAACGAGGCGCTGGCCGTTGACAACGTAGTTCTGTCAATTCAAAATGCAATAATGACACAAAACGCTTTAACCAATTCTATCTGGCAGTCCGTTTCCGCGCAAAACGCGCTCAATTCTGCTGTGTCCTCCGGCGGCACAATCGCGCCCTCCATGGATTCGGGCGGAGTCGGGCGCGCGGGACAGGAGTACATGATTGGCACGGGCGCGCAACCTGAACGATTCACGCCGCTCACGAATGGCGTGTTTACCCCGAACGCTGGACGCGCCGGAAACAGTGGCAGTAGTCATAGCGTGACGGTCAATATCCATAATCCCACCGGACAGTCCTCCGATAATAGCATTCGCAAGGAACTCAAAAAACTTTCCTACCTGGGGGTGCTGAGATGAGTACATGGAAATTCGGCGGTACTGCGTTAACGACCTACGGAAAAATAACCACAGTAGATGGTGATTTGGGTATGGCCGCGCGGCGCGGTGATGATCAATTTATCCCATTTCGCGACGGGGAACAACACGTCCAAAAGTTTTACGGAAAGCGCGTGATAACTTTCGGGATTGCCGTGACTGCCGTAAATCTGGCTGCGCTGGAAGCATTGCTCGATACCATGCACCAAAAGTTTGCGCCAAAAACGCAACAGGTGCTTGAAGTCACACGAGAAGATTCGTCTGCGAGGCAGGCGAATGCGGTTGTTGACAACGAAATAACCGTTGTTCCGGTCACAAGCAAATTCGCCCGCGTGGTGGTGGAGTTTTCCCTTGCCAAACCGTTCTTCCGGTTGTCTACCGAAATCGCGGACAACACCACAACCATTGACGCGTCCCCGCACGCGATGACCGTGACGAATCCGGGAACGACAGAAGAGCGCGACCCGACAATTATCCTGACTGGCCCGCTTACCAATCCGGTCATTACAAATTCCACAAACGGAAAAATCCTGACCTATACTGGCATAATCGCGGATGGAGATACGGTAACAATTTCCACGAATACAACCGGCGAGTACATCGCCGTCCATAGTGCGAGCGGCAACGTGATTGGCAACATCACCCATTCTGGTGATACCGCGCTGATGACGTTCGACGTGGGCGCGAACACATTGGCGATCACCTCCGACGTTGCCACCACCGGAACAGTCAAGGTGACTTTTAGCGCGCCTTTTGCGTAGAGAAAAACATGGCAGATTCAGATCCCGTAGAATTCAGGCTTTACGACACAGATTTTATAACGATCATTGCAATCCTGCCCGTCGCGGCCGGTTCGCGTTTGTATTTGGAGTTGAATGAACCCGGAAGTGGGATGGTCGTCATCCCGAATGACTGCGCGGCGGCGGCGCTGGTCGCCGAGAATCAATTCATCGTGGCCTTCTATCGCGGCGCGTATCGGGGCGGATTCCTGGTTGACAATATCGAAACAGTCGGCGCGTCGAGCGGGGAGGGCGGCGACAAATGGATGCAAATATCCGGGCGCGGTCCGCTGGCGCTTTTGAACGAAGCGATTATCTGGCCGGAGGACGCCGCCAAAACAACGCGGGAATTCGATGATTACAAATGGTCTACCATGTTCATTTTCCTGTTTGCCGAGGCATCCATGCGCGGCGCGGTGGCAAACGTTACGCTGGACTGGACAGACGCGGTAGACAGCGATGGAACGGCCTGGACAGATACCGGATATTACAGTTACACAAACGGCGAGAGTCTGCTGGACGTTTTACGCGACATCGCCAAACTGGGCTATGAATTTACCATGACCTTCGGGGATGTGACGCCTGGCTGGTTCACACTTCACGCTTACAAAAATCCCACCGGCACGGACAAATCCGAAACGATATACATGCGCGTTGGGACGAACTGCGAAGAGGTCGGCGTGAGTGAGAAAAGCGATGAACTGGCAAACGCATACCTGATTAAGTACGCCAAGAGTTACACCTCCACCGAGGATCCCGTTTCCATTGCCGCCAATCGCAGGCGCGAAAAACTTTATCATTCGGACGAGGCCTCCTCCCCCACCCTGGCGCGGCAGTGGGGAAATGCCATGCTCGACAACACCACCGATCCGAAAAAGGAAATTCGCGTCAAAGTCTACGACGGCGTTCGTCCTTACGCGTTTGTGGAATATTCCGTAGGTGATACCGTTGTCCTAGACAATAAGGGAACGGAAACCGACTATAGACTGCGCGGGATGGAATTAGAATGGGGTAATGACCAGTATGCCAGCATCATGTTATCGCTCAACTCCTCGTTTGTGGAATATGAATTACGCGTCGCGCAAGAATTGGAGCGATTGAAGCGGCTGTACACAAAAGCGCATGATTCAAATTTGCTGGAAACAAGTTTCTGGGCGGCGATTGGCGAGTTAAGCGCAATAGATCAAATAGCCGCATTGGCGCAAATTGGAAATGAGATTTTCGTCGGCGGAATTTTCACGAAAATTGGAAATGTAGCCTGCAATAATCTGGCGTCCTATGATATTTCAACCGGAGAGTGGACGGCCATCGGGAGTTTCACTGCAGCAGAAAGAATTAATGCGTTGACGGTTATTGGGACAGATTTGTATATAGGATTTCTTGGAATTCTTGGCGCAACCAACACCGCAATATTAAAATGGGATAGTATAACCAAGTCCATGTCCGCGCTCGGGACGGGGATGCAAGACACATCTCAAGCAGAGGTAAGTGTGTTGGCGGCAAGCGGGACGGATTTATACGCCTCGGGCAGTTTTTTAAGTGCCGGTGGCGTGGCCGATACAAAAGCTATTGCCAAATGGAACGGCACGGCGTGGTCGTCTATCGGCGCAGTGGGCGCGACGGGGTACGCCTGGCCAATGGCAATGGTGGTGATTGGCACAGATTTATACGTGGGAGGGACATTCACGCAATTTTGCGGAATTACAGCGAATTACATTATAAAATACAACGGCTCAACCTGGTCGGCTTTTGCAACCGAACCAAACAATGGCGTCTTCGCGCTTGCCACAGACGGGACAAATTTATTTGTGGGTGGTAGTTTTACCGCAATCGGCGCGCTGACGGCGGCAAATTATATTGCTAAGTGGGATCCGATTTTAGGCGCATGGTCTGCGCTAGGCAACGGCACAGACGACTTCGTCTATGCTTTATTTGCAAACGAAATAAGTCTCTATGTCGGGGGGGTATTTACTACGATAAATGGCGTGGCAATTAGTTGTGTGGCTTTGTGGGATGGTTACAATTGGTACGATCTGGCGGGAGGGGTAAATTCAATTGTGTACGCGCTACACTGGTCGAATGATGCTCTTTATGTAGGCGGCAATTATTCAAGCGCCGGAGAGGGCGCTGGCGCGAAGGTCGCGGATTCCATCGCCGCGTACATCACCTCGTTCAATCCGCTGGTTGAACATTTAGACAAAGGGGGGAAAAAAGCGCGCTGGGGACAAATCAGCGGAACGCTTTCCGACCAGTTGGATTTGCAGGCGGAGTTGGACACAAAGGTAGACTCGGTTGGGACCGCCAATGGACTCTCGATTGCGGGAACTGCAAATCCAAC